GGGGGGGGCAGACGGTCTTCTGCAATCCACCGTATGGCAGGGCTATCAAAGACTGGGTGAAGAAATGCTCCGAAGAGGCCAAGCAGCCTAACACCACTGTGGTACTGCTTATCCCAGCCCGTACAGACACAGCCTACTTTCACGATTACATCTATCAGAAACCCAATGTGGAAGTCCGCTTCATACGTGGCCGGCTGAAATTTGGAGACGGAAAGAACTCCGCACCATTCCCCAGCATGGTAGTCATTTTCCGTTAATAGCAACAAAGTAAATCAATCCGAGGTGACAAAGATGAAAACCCATACTCTCAAATTCAAGGGGTATCATGGGCGACCCAAAAAGATTGCTGAGATCCGTGATCTGAACGAAGCAGGCCAGCCCAAATCCGACCAGGATATTTTGGATGAGGCGTTTTTGCTGATCCATGCGTTCTGCGCCGAGCGCAATTTCAAAATCTATTACACCCGTACTTGGAATCACAACGGCGTCACCATTTTTGATGTAGGAAGCCATACAGAGTTCTTTCATCTTACCCCAGCGGTCAGTCTCTACGCAGACACCACTTCATCAGAAAGGAGCGAACAGAATGGCTAAGGTTTCAACCAGAACCCCGCCGCTCATTTCCCTTTATTTCTGCCAAGAAAGAGGCGACCCTGACTATGGGTCTTGCCTCTGGGCAGTTTTTAACTTCGATCTCGAACGGTATGAGCTGTCCATTACATCCGACTGCGGAAACTACGCCTACGGTTGGGTTCCTACGCACAAGAGCGAGAGCTTTATGCACCTCATGGCAAGGTTAGACTCCGGCTATTTGCTGGATAAACTCGCCAGCCCGTGCGTTATCAACGAAGAAGCCACCTTTGAGGCTGTAAAAGAACTCATGGAGGCTTGGGGCGTTGATTTCTCAGAAACAGATCGTTGGGGAGATCCCGTATTCGACATGGACGAAATCAAAGACTGTTGCTATCAGAGCAATGAGCGAGATGTCCATGATGCCTTAGAGAGGAAGTTCGAGGGCACATCTATGGAAACCTGTGACGACTACGACCTCTGGAGCTGCATTCAAAAAGACTTCACAACCAATGCCAAGAAGATCGTGCAGGTCTTCATGGAATACATTCGGCCTGTGTGCAAAAAGATTTCTGATGACGAAAAGAGAGGTTGAGATGGCAGCAATAAAAATCCCCAAGTATATCCGCCAAAAAATGCACCGCATCGCTCACCTTCACGCTACAGCAAACAAAGAAATGCAAGTAGTAGAAGCGTGGCTGGAAAATCAGGGCTTCGACACATCCATGCAGGGACTGAGATGTGGAAACGGCTATTCTCTTGAAGAGCTGGATTATGGAAATGATTGCACCGACGAACTTTGCGAGAGCATGGAAAACGGTTTCGGTTTGACAAATGAAAGGAGCGTTTGACATGAAGCCCGGTGACAAAGTTGTAATGAACAACAAGTATTACGTGAGTACGGAAAATAAAAGTCGCATCTGGACGGTAGCATCAGAACCGTGGATGTGCTGTGGCACTCTCGTTGTAAAACTGGAAGGGAAATCTGGCGGCTATGCTGTTGATGGACTGGACATTATTTCCGAATGAAACGAGGCTTTCATATGTGCAAAGTATACGAACGCCCGCCTCTTGTCCTAAGCGAAGGTATGAAGCTCTTCGCTGTCAACGCTGGATACCGTAAAACCGACGTAGGTACGAACTGGTATTATGTCCGAGCCAAGAATGCCCGCGAAGCCCGCAAGCGCTTCAAAGACCGGATAACCTGGCTTGATGTCTATGGCGTTCGTGAAGTTACTGACGCCGCACTAATCCAAGATGTACTTAGTTCTCCGAGAAAGTATATTTGCTTCTGACGGAGGGCGAGATGGGAAAGAGAAAACATAAGGCTCCGCAAATGCCAGCTTGGTTTTGGTACGGCATTGTAGACGGCTGCTGGTGTTGCAAAAATCGCCATAACTGCAACCAGTGTAAAGAAGTTCGTAAATACCGCAAGCAGCATTTTCCACCCAAAGAAAAAAAGTAGGCATGGCAAAGCCGATCATGATGATCGAGGAGAATAACCATGAGAGCAACAAGGCAATTCAATAACGTAGACACCCAGAGCAAAATCGCAATCAACACTGACGAGCTTCAGGCCATGTTGAGTTGTGGCCGGTATTCTGCCATACAGATTGGCGAGGCTGCTGAGGCTCGTATCCAGATCGGGAAACGAATCTTCTGGAATGTCGAAAGGATCAAAAGCTACATCAACTCTATTTCTGTATAGGAGACTGCCGTATGAACATTTACCTGACCATGATGGTGACAGTCTTAGTCTTTACTCAGATTGTCCGTATCGTTCAAAACACCATTCAGCTCCGCCGGCAGTATAAGCTGTTTCAGGCTCAACTCGGACAGCTGGATAACATCACCCAAGAGGATCTTGATATGCAACGTAGAGCATATCGCTTGATCGTAGATCACTTTGAACACAAGAGGAGTGAGGCGTAATGACCAAAGAAGAGGCTATCGCTGTCTTTGAATGTTTGGCAACAGAAATGACTGCAATTTTGGCAGGAATCCCAAAAAGCGAAGCCGCAGCGGATCAAATAAAAAGGTACATTGATGCCTATGATATAGCGATCTCCGCTCTTCGTATCCAGCAGAAGCAGGAGAGCGAATGTACAAAGTGTAGCGGCATTATGTATCGTCAAACAGACAGTGGGAAAATCATCCCAGTTGGTCAACGGTGTGGTGCAAAAATTACACCTCCCTGCTACGTGCCGGATGGAGATGGATGTGCTTATCAAATCTATGGAGACAACGACGATGAGCCAATAGGCCGTTGTAAATCTTGCCCATTGTGCCAAAGCGATAAGATCAGACATAAACAAGAGTCTGTACACAATGATCCTCTGGTGCTTGATGAGCTACGACAGATGCGCGGTGAACCTGTATGGTGTAAAGAGTTAGAATGCTACGGCATTGTGAAGATGGAGAAAGTCGGAAGCTGGGCGAACGAGCTATTTTTGGTTGGAACATGGCATAATGGCGATGCCGCCGTAAACTTTGAGTACGACATCAAATCACGCGGTCTTACGCTTTACCGGCATAAGCCGGAGGAGGGGGCGGTATGAGCAAGCCCATGAGCGAGCAAATGCAGAAATTGGCGGCTCGATACGAAAAGGCGACTGGTAAGAAGTTCAATGCGAAAACGAATGCACAGAAAATCCGTTCCATGACAGACGAGGAGCTGGCAGAATTGTTTGAAGAACTTTGCTACGACAGCATGGCGCATCGTGCCAAATATTGGCTACACTGGCTCCAGCAGCCAGCGGAGGAGGAACCGAAATGAACTTTAAGCAGTTTGTCCGGTGGAGGTTGGTTTGCTTTGTTCAAACTCATATCAGACATTGCCAGGAATGCCTTGGCAGTAATGGGCACTGCCAAGAGTGTAACGACTGACACCACTTATTCCGCAGAGACTGGCAACGGACGTATTGGAGAAGGAAGTGTTGATCATGAGCAATAATGTGAACTGCATTACCTGTAGGCATAAAAAGGACTTCTTAGTTCCGTGCGATTGGTTGAAAAACCAAAGAGCAGTGATTATGCCGCCCTGCCCAAGATATGAGTCCGAAGAGGAGGATACCGATGCCCGAATTAAACTTAAAGCCATTACCTTGCCCATTTTGCGGCAGCACAAAGCTGAAAGTCGATCAGAAAGCAAGCAGTAATACAAAGTGGAACCCCGAAACAGGGAGATGCGATAAACTGGTCGTTGTTACAGTTCGTTGCAACAAATGCCACACGAGAGGCCCGACAGTCTCTATGTACGCAGGGTGGTATGATCGGCCTGTCCAGACTTTGAATAATGCTGCTATCGAAGCCTGGAATCGCCGCGCCATAGAAGAGAAGCAAATTGATGTAGTCTTTTGCCGGGAGTGCAAGCTACAAGGCAACTGTTTCACAGAAGATCATTTTAGTTTTGCTGGGATTAAAGATCCGTTCTGCTGTGTAGGAAAGCGGAAAGAAGGTGCCGACAATGAGCATTAACGACGCAATCTGGCTTGGATTTACCTTGCCTAATTTGAAACCGTGCTATGGGAAGTGCAATCTTTGCATTTGGAAATACAACGGCGGATGCTCTGAATGGAACGGGTGGGGCACTAATTAGAAAATGCAAAAAAAAGAGCGTAGGTGAAAACCCTACGCTCTTATAGCTTTAGACTTCTTCACCGTTATCATTACTAATGAACCGGCCTTCAAAATGACAATCCATAGCGTCGGCAATTTCTATCAATTCTCTCTCGCTGAAATTGTCTCGCTTCAACTTGCCGCTGAGATTTTGAGAGGTACATCCGAGTCGAGAGGATAACTCTTTCAGGTTCATATTACGCTTGATCAGTGCGATCCGAATTTTCTCAGCCATTGGCATAATAGCACCTCCCAACTTTTAATTTCATTGTAAACCGAACAACTACGAAAATCAATAGAAAATTTCAAGAGTAAGTAAATGATGATTTTCTTCTTGACACAGGTAATCACTCAAGATATTATGTAACTGGAGAATTACCACCCATACAAAAGCAAGGAGGAGATAGTATGGCTGGATTAAAACGAACGGACAACAAAGGCCGTATCCTTAAAGACGGCGAGTCCCAGAGAAAAGACGGGTCGTACCGATATCGTTACACTGATGCTGACGGCATCCGTCATGACGTGTATAGTAAGCGGCTCGTTCCCACCGACCGCGTTCCTCCGGGCTGTAAAGATGACCTTAGTCTGAGAGAAAAGGAACGCAAAATCAACCGTGATCTGGAAGACGGTATCAAGGCTGCGGTCGAAAACAAGGCTACGCTCAATGATCTGTTCGAGCTGTATATGGCAAACAAGCCCGAGCTGAAAGATACCACTCGTAGCAATTACCTCTATATGTATAACAAGTATGTGAGGAATGATATTGGCAAGAAAAAGATAGCCAGTATCAAATATTCAGATGTCAAGGCTTTCTATAACAAGCTCATCAAAGAGAAGGGCTTTAAGCCTAACTCTATGGAAATTATTCACACCATCATTCACCCCGTATTTACTCTGGCCGTCCGTGATAACTACATCCGTATCAACCCGGCTACCGGAGCAATGGCGGAAATCAAAAAGAGCCACAACTGGGAGAAGCCAAAGCGTCACGCGCTGACCATCGCAGAGCAGACGGCATTTATTGACTATATGAGGAATCACAAGGTTTATAATCATTGGCTCCCCTTGTTCACTGTCTTGCTTGGTACTGGATGCCGTATCGGTGAAGCCATTGGTCTGCGCTGGGAAGACTGCGACTTTGACGAAGGAATCATCAGTATCAACCACAATATGGTCTACCGAAAGTATGAGGAAGACGAAAAGGCACGTTTCCATATCGTAACACCAAAAACAAGCGCCGGCGTCCGTATTGTGCCTATGTTATCAGAGGTCAAAGCCGCTCTGCAGTCAGAATGGGAAACACAAAAAATAGTCGGGTTCAATGAGTCCGTTGTCGATGGGTATACTGGCTTCATTTTCCAAAACCGCTACGGCGATCCGCTTTCTCCTCATAGTGTCAACCGAGCTATTGACCGCATTTGTGCCGCCTACATCGAAGATGAAACGGTGCTGGCCGATCAAGAGGGGCGAGATCCTGTATTGATTCGTCACTTTTCTGCTCATAATCTGCGTCATACTTTCTGTACGCGGTTTTGTGAGAACGAGCGAAATATTAAAGTCATTCAGGAAATCATGGGTCATGCTGATATTGAAACTACCATGAACATCTATGCCGAAGCTACGAAGGAAAAGAAGAAAGAATCTTTCTCCAACCTCGAAGGAAAAATCAAGATCTCTTGAGGAGGATTTCAATGGGAAAGCTGATAGATCTTACCGACCGCACATTCGATATGCTGACCGTTATAAAAAGGGTTGAGGACAGAAAACCAGGCCGTCCTATGTGGTTGTGCCAGTGTGAGTGCGGCAATACCGTTGTCGTGTCCTCTACTAATCTGCTACGAACCAATAGTACAAAATCATGCGGCTGTCTTCGGCATACTCCCTCTCCCACCCTCATTGATTTGAGGGGCAAAACATTTGGCAAGTTGAAAGTAATAGAGAAAGACCCAGACTCAAAACCAGGTAAAACGAAATGGATTTGCGAATGCAAATGCGGGAACATCGTGTCTGTCCTCTCCGATAGTCTCCGCAATGGAAAAACCAGATCCTGCGGTTGCGCCCGATCTCAGATCAAGCATGACCTTACAAATCAGACGTTCGGCTTTCTTAAAGTAATCGAGCCGGTAAAAAACGAGAGGATCAAAGGTAATGAAACTCGCTGGAAATGCCTCTGCCAGAATTGTGGGCGCACCGTTGAGGTTAGCAGCTATTGGTTGAGGCATAGCGATCCCTATGGACACTGTAAATGTACCAGATTTAACAAACCTTTGTAAAAGCCATTTACAACCTCTCTGAGCGCTTCAAATCTTAAAGGTGAAACTACCCTCGAACAATTTAATCGCCGCTCCTGCGTTGCCCAGCGGCTCCGCTGGCAAAAAAATAGGGAGCCAGCATTAAGCCAGCTCCCATAGGAGGTTTTACTTGTGACGATATTCTTTACACTTCGTTTCCAACAATACGAAGTCATTACACCTTTTCGCCAACGGTGTCTTGTCACCATTTATTTGCTTATGCTTATATAAAGCAGCTGCGTTCTTTCTGATTTTCTCTTGAATTGATTTAATGAACCGATACTCTGCCAAAAGAAGTGACCTATATGACGGGTCTCTTACCTGGTTAAAATTCACATATCGGCACTCCGAAATAGGAACGGGGAACATATTATTCAAATTGATTACAGCATAATCCTCAACCTTTAGGAAATCAAGCCCTTCCTTCATCTTTCTATGCTTTGGTTTGAATGAAGAAAGCGGGGCAAAATAGTCAAAGCCATTGATCTGTAAAACCACCCCTATGTACTTTCGTTCATTAGCTTGTCCCTTTTGACGATTATGAAAAAGGTGTGGCGCATATGGAACCAAGTAGTCAATATACGCGGCATCAATTTCATAAATCTTTATGCTTTCCATATTCCCTCCATTCAAACAGAAAGGGCGGGCACGAAGCCCGCCCTCCTGTTACAATCGCATTCTGAGTAGCGAAACACTCACTTGTAACTTTCTTGATCATAGAGTCAAGAGAAACTCACTCGATAACTTTCTCACTTAGGGCTGAGATACACCCCTGTTAAGAGTATTCCTACTCCTAAGTATATTATAAGTGCTTCACCCGAATTTGTCAAGTAGTAAAGTCTGCCACATAATGAGCCATCCAGTCAGGCATCTTCGCACGGAAGGTATCTGGCAACTTTTATTGTCGAGAGGCAAAACGATTTTGTCAAACAAGAGTATGGCAACTACTCCACACTCTTCACCAAGCATCGCTTGGGTGATCTTGCCGATCTAAAATTGTTTTTGAAATAAGAGGCTCTTCCAACCCTCCATATTTCAACTTCTCAACCCGCATAATTTTGCTGGGGTAACTCTGGGGTTTTGAAATGAAATGGGGTAAAGCTGGGGTAAAATGAAAATCGCTTCTCAAATACCACAACTTTTCACTCTTAAAACAGGCGTTTTGCCTTGTTTTTAACCCATTTCAGAATATTTTTCAAGTATTACTNACTGCCCTTTCATTTTGACTTTTGACAGAAACGCAAATCTTAGTACAGCTTCGCGCCGGCGGGAATCCGGTCATCCACCATCAGGAGATTCAGGCCTTCGTGACCGTCCTCCTCATGAACAGCGGAGATCAGCATACCCTCGGAATCAATGCCCATCATCTTTCTGGGAGGCAGGTTCACGATGGCGATGGCCGTCTTGCCGACCAGCTCTTCCGGCTCATAATATTCATGGATGCCGCTCAAAATCACGCGATCCGTGCGCTCGCCGTCATTCAAAGTGAACTTCAGCAGCTTCTTGGACTTCTTCACCG